GTTTGATAAACTTGTAAGGCTTTTACAATAATATCCTTTTGTGGCTGTGGTAATTTAACTGTGTTTCTCATTATCAATTTATTTATGATTTATATGCTGAAGGACTTGGTAAGCCGCTATAATAATCCCAATCTTTTAAATCGTCTCTGTGCATCGGTGCGTTCCATTTAGGATCATACCAAAATCTACGTCCCTTAGGATCTATACGAGTATCCATCGTTTTGTTTCCATAACAGAGCATAAATTTTTCTTGGATGGCATCAGATCCAAATGGATTGTCCCAGTCTCGAATACTTCCGCCTCCTTTGGCATACGCCAACATCGGAATATCTCTACATAGTTCCAAGATCTTTGGGTACTTAGCAATTTGCTGAGATGCTGGGAGAAATGGATCAACATTCTCTGCTCTAAATATAATTTCAGCTCTTAGATAATTACCAATCCCATTAAACCATTTTTGGTCCATAAGAACTTCATAAAGTGGCTTACGAAATGTTCTTTTAGTAAGATTAGTCATAATATTCAAAAAGAAGGCATCGAAATCTGACGTTGGATCTGGTCCTCTGTCCTCGTTCCATGCAACACCTTGTGTCCATTTACCAAATCTACGTACATCTACAAACGATAGTGTAGTGCCGTCTTTTCGATGGAACTTAAGGTGTGCGTGCTTTGGCTCTTGGCCAGTATTTGTTAGTTGAAAATGACCTGACATTCCCATAGTAATACGAATAGGAATAAAATCTTTGCTATCTTCATCTTTAATAGTTAGTACAATTTCTTTACCTTTACTTTCTGATTTAAGCCTGAAATATTTAAATGGAATATCTAGCTCCTTACCTTTGTGTTGGGGATTCTTTTCTACGCGAGCATATGTTACTCCTTCTGAGCAATTATTTACGTAATCTGATGTTAATTTAAGTTCGGCTAATTCTGGCATAATTAAAATGGTAAATCTTCTTTTAGTAATTTTTCTGTTCTAATAGCATCAATATCGACTTCTTTTACATTTAATGATGCAAATGGAGTGATATGTAGTTTATGTACATCCCATCTTTGACTCGGATGTAATGCGTTTTGATTTTTGGCTATTAGTTCTGCCTTAGAAAGGGCATGTTTGTCATTGTCGCCTTCAATGTAAACCTCGTAAGTTACTGTATATCTCATATTATTTATATTTAAATGTCTCTTGGTGTTTCATACACCGCTTTAATTACTGGAAATCTTAGTGAGTGAGTTCCATTCATATTTGTTGTTTCTTCAAAGTATTGAACTGTGATTTGTTTTCCTAAAATCTGATTAGGATTTTGGAAATAGTATCTACGCTGCTCATGATTAAAGCCACTGCCGACTTGTACGCGATTTCCTTTGTGTTCAATAATAACATTCTTCAACATTACTTCTTCAACCTCTGTGCCATCGACAATAACACGATGTGTATCGTTTTCTAGATCGACAACTACATACTCATCATCAAAGAATTTCTTAACTTTAAGAACATCATTAGAACGCTTACCTTTGTAAGTTGTATCTTTACGCAACATAAGACCTTCCCAACCTTCACGCTTTGACTTTTCCATCATAGTTTCCATTACCATGTCATCTGCCAAAATTTGTTTTAAAACTCCAATGTAATCGTCATTCATTACATATGCTCTTGCAGTTTCAAGTCTTTCAGAAAGTGTAGTGATAGATTCTTTATCTGCAAAATCTTTAGAAGTCAATAAATCAAAGATATAATAGAATGGCTTTTCAATAGTATGATCTTTTCGTTTGATCTCTTTAATAATACCTTGAAAATCTTCATTACCATTTTCATCTACTACACAAACTTCTCCGTCAAAAACCATGTTAGTTAGGCCAAGCTTCTCAATCGATGGCTTAAGATTGTCAAGAGTCAAAAACTCTTTACCTTGTCTTGAGTAAAATTTAACTTTACCTTTATCATCAATAACACCAAGACACCTAACTCCATCAAGTTTACGACTTGCATACCAACCATCATTCCAATCTACCTTTTTCTTAGTCTTCTCGTCATATGCTTGAGCGAGTGCCACATCAAATGTAGGAATTAGGCCAGGTTTTACTTTATTGATCATAGATGCAGTAGATCTAGTCTTCAAGTTACGATCGATAATATTCCAAATAAGATCTGCATAAAGCGGATTATCTGACACATATCGGTTAACTGATTTAATTGCATCGTGGCCCGTAAGAGTTCTATCGTTTAGATAATCTAACAACAAGAAAAAGTCTTCAAATTGGTGGTAAGGACTTACCAAATCTGAATTTTTCTTACAATTAGCAGAAGTTACGCCATATTGTTTAAATGTGTCGTAAGTATAATTAAGTGCCTTACACACAATATCATACTGAGTATATTCTTTGATAACTTCTAGTTTATCTGAATTAGAGTTCGTAGCATTTGATGCTTCAACGAAATCTGCAATAAGTTGAAAATCTGTCATGTCTTTTATTTTTTTAACCATAAATTATAAACGTAATCGTAACTTGTGTTTAATTGTTCTGCTAATTTAGAAAATAATCTTTCTCTAATAATACTATCACCTACACCAATATATGAATACACGTCGTTGGCTGTAATTATATTATTTAGCAAACCTGCAAAAGTTGCGCTTTCATCGATCTCAGTACCCAAATCATCGCTTGGATAGTTCTCTAAGTAAAATTGTTTAATTGTCATATCTTTTAGCTTTTAAATACAATACTAATATACCACAAATAATTGACATAAAAAAATCTGGGACTAATTATTTTCAATTTATTTTTAAACGAGTAATAATTTCTTCAAAATGTTTATGCATACTCATTCCACTATACCATCCTTTGTTTTTCCATGTGTCACATTGACCTGATTTGGTTTTTTCAAATATCTCTGCAGCTTGATCATGATTATAAATACAAAGCTCATTTGTTTTACGATCTGTATATGCAATCCAAATGTTTTTACCAGAATACTTACGATCCAGTGTAGCCCTGGAGCCTTTTAGCTGAATAGAATATGGAGTAGCTGTATCTATATGATATGCAATCATGTCTGCGCCATGCTTATCTGCTGTGATCTGAGAACACGCAAATCCATATTCTACTAGTACTGCTGCTGTTTTAGCAAAATTATAAACCTCTTGCTCTTTGCCACCTAATTTGTTATAATTAACTCTTTCTTTAAATAATTCTTGCATTAGTATTCTGTTTTAATTTTCATTTCGTGCCACTCTTGAGCAAACCAGCACATTATCTTCTGTTCTTTCTTAAGCATTCGCTTAGAAATTTCAATCGCATATTGTAATCCTTGACGAGTGCTACTGTGATGTAGCTCTGACTCAAATTGCTCAATTAATTCTACGATTGGTGTTTTGATTTTGTTTTCCATATAAGTATAATTACATACTTTCTGGAAAATTTACATCATTTTCAAAAGATTTGAAATTAAAAGAGTTAAATACAAGCCGAATGCCGTAATCAAAAAGATGTCGGTTGCTTCTATTTTTCTAATAATTGTTTTGATTTTTTTCATATTAACTAAAGTATATAAATTCTACACATGCTACATGATCCTCTAGATCATCGTCTTCAAATTGAATTGCTGCAGTATCTGGATCAGAGAGATTGACGATGGCAATAACCTCGTCAACCACATCTTTACCAAAAATATTTACAGCTTCCAAAAACTTTTCGTTTTTCATTATTTTTTAATAGTATATGGTTTGTCCCATTTACCGATATGTACCCAAGTGTAATATGACGGCACATGTCCATAATCACTGTCTTCAAATCCTTCACCTTTGCCCTCGTTTAAAATAGGCATAATAACATCCATAACGTCTGCTATTTGTGGATTAGATTCATACTGTTCGGTGTCTCTATTCCATCTTTCTTCTCTGTAATCGTGAAAATGATTAAGCTGCTCGTATGTAGACCCAAAATCTGTAGGTCCTTCCATAATGGCAACTTTGATACCGCTATAATGCTCAGTGGTAATAGATAATTTGTACTGCGGAAGTGCAGCTTTAAGAGCTTTTCTTTTTTCTTTTACTTGTTCTTTACTAATGTAAGGCATAATTTGTTTTTTTTAGTTTAACTATTAATTACTCTACTAATATACCAAATTCTTTTGACATAAAAAAATCTGGGCTAAACTATTTTCAAAAAAAATCAAAGTATTTTCTCAAGCACCTTCAATTTAATCTCATCCCATCTAGAAAGAGGTCCAGACCACATCTTTCTGTCGTCTAACTTTGCCCATTGCTTATACATATAACTTCTAACGAATAAGAAATCCCAGTTATCAATGGTGAATTCTTTAACATTGCCTCCGTTTGGTAATCTAAACTCAAAAGCCAACAATGACTTTGTTTCGAAATTATGTACTATTTCAAACAAAACAAATCCCCAACAGCCATCGCCATCATGGAGGAATAAATCAAATAGGTTAATCTTTAGGTTCCACTTGCGTGTCTTCCACGCTATCTTCTGAAGTATCTTCATGTTTTGTTATTTTTTTTAATTTTTTATCCGACATGTTCCACATATCGTCCCAAAATATCATATCGTCATTCATTTTCTACCAAATATGTGAGTTCGCACTCTGGATCATCTATTACTTGCACGACTCTGGGTTTTTTAGATCCATTAGCTTCTAGGATATTACATGCTCTGTCGAATGCAGTTGCGAGTATACAACCGTTGATTCCAGAACTAAGATCACCAGGAACATCTAATATGCTCTCAATGTGTCTGTGTATAAAATCTTCTTCTTTCATTGCGTCTTACTTTCTCCGATTACTGTTACTGATTTCACATTTTTATCATTTGCCAATATATGCTTAGCGTATGCTTCTGTGTTTTTAATGTTTGAGTAAATTCTCTTTTCATTGTTGTGAAATTCTACTTCAACATCCCATCCTCCTGGAACAAGACTTTTTGAATTAGTTCTATACTCATCACTTATATAATATCCATTCATGTTAGAACAGCTTTAAATATTGTTGACCAAAGTGCATATGATATTGTCATAAGAATAGACCATGTGATTATCATGGTCCAATTCCATTTAGAATTCTTCTTCATAGTCATCTAAATCTTTTAAACTTCTAACTCTACGGTGGTCAAAAGTTGGTTCTTGATTACGTTGTCTCTTCTTTTTAAAGTTGAGTTTACGTTTACGATCTTCGGGATTAATATCCTCACGCGATAGTTTACGCTTCTTCATTAGTAAATAGTTTAATCGATGTTACTTGTTGTGTTATCTTCGCACCAAACTGGTGGTGGTGATGACCAATCTGGTCTAGTGTAATAAGGATTAGGTGTATACATTGGAATATTTACAGTTTCTGACTGTAACAAAATTACCGCTTCTTCTGCTGTAATTCTTTTTTCATCTAGCAATCTCTGTACAATGCTTGCTTTTGTCATGATTTGATATATTAATTATCTAGTTGATAATCCGCGGGTGGTAATTCATTTAATAGACTACCCTTTGGATATTTAGTATCTATATTCTCATCAACCAATTTATCATACTCGTATTTACCTTTAATAAATTCGTTTAGTGCTTTACCTTGAGAATCGGCTTGATCAAAGGCATTAAAGTCTGCAGGCTCTACACCCTCATACATGTAACTAGCATGGTTAAAATTTACAATTAATGTCTTTTCTTTAAAATCATATTCAGCTGATGTTAAAGTAGAACTATTATAATGTGAAGTTGTTGATGTTCTCATTTATTTTGTTTAGTAGTTATACCGCGACGTGTATAAAAGGTTTCAAAATAAATTATTTATTAGACTAAGTCGTCAATATTACTAATCTTAACACCACTTCTAACTAATACTTTAGTTAATGTATTAACGGCTGCAACTACTTGAGCAGAGTCTCCGCCACCACCACCGGTGATTCCATCTTTAAATGCACCAATGGCACCACCGATGCCACCTGCTGCTTTTTCAAGAATACTTGCATTTTCTGCATTACCTTCACCGACCGAAGTTTTAAATTGCTCAATCATATCTGCTAAATTCTGTAATGCATCTTCTAAAGATTCTCCCATTGCAGCAAGTATATCATCTGGACTATCTCCGCTTGCAAGAACCGCAAGTGCTTCAAACATTTGTCTGGATTCTTTAAGTTTAGTAAGATCCATTGAATTAATAGATTCAGCAACTTTAGGGAATGCAGAAGAGTTAGCAGTCATGTTTCTGCCGATAGCATTCCACAATTCAGCTTGAGCTCGGTATCCTGCGATAGGTCTTAGGTAGCTTACAGGACCAATGAACATTTCCTTCATAGTCACTGCGTTGACTTGATTTAAACCATTGATAGCTGCTGTAATTTTTGGAATAGAATTACCCATTATACCAAATGTGGTACCAACTGTCATAAATAATGCCATTTTGGCTCCTGCCAATGCAGGATTCCAAGCATTACCTCCAATTACTTTAACAAACGAATCCATTTGTTCTTTTACTAAACTGTTAATAGCTGCAGTCATTTTTGGAATTGCCCATGACATTTTACCATATGCTGTACTAAGTCCCTTTAACATCATTAGTTTAGGAACTAAAGTTTTCGGTGTTGATTCACCACCAAAAATACTCATAAATGCTTTACCCTTTTTAGCTTCGAACCCATTTACAGCGGTTACTATTTTGGGTATAGCATAACTAAATATATCGTAGTTGTGGCCTAGGGCATTTATCATCCTAATTGCCGTTTCTATTTCTGATTGTGATTTTTCTCCACCAGCTTCAGTAATAGCTTGAATCATAGCTTTAACCTTTTCTTGAACCTCTTGAGCGTTCGAAATATCCTTAACTATATTTGCAGCGTTCTTTGCAGCTCCCGCTAATTTCTTAAATGGATCTGCAATTTTTTCAACTAGAGCAATACCCTTTTCAAACTTGGTAGGTTTCCAGAATGACCATCCTCTACCTTTAGCAGCTTCACTACCACCAATAGTAGTAAATACGTTTGTTAATGCCTTAATTAGCATTTGTGAATTTTTTTCAATCTTAGGTACAATTTTATCTAGATCTGAAATAGTGTAATATCCAGTGGCTTTACCTTCAGCATCATATCCTTTAGCAAATTTTAAATTAGCCATATCTTGAACACCTGTTGCCAAGTTTTTAAGAGGTGTTCCCATGCCTTGTGCTAGATCAATACCTTTTTGTATTGTAGACTTTCCTCCCCACCAACTAGTTTTGGCATTAGGCGAATTACCTATTTGTGCAAAAGTACCTGATAGTGCTGTTATCAAAGTTTTAGTGTTTGCTGTAACTGTTTTAGCATGCTCTAAATTAAAAACCTCAAATCCTGTTGGTTCGCCCGTTTCTGGATCAAAACCTGTTGGCATTTTAAGCATTGCCATAGCTTGTACACCCATTGCTATACCAGTTAAAGCTTCACCCATACCCTGTACAGAAGAAATACCGTCTGCTACTGGATTAGATTCACCTCCACCAAATATAGAAGCTAAAAGTCCTTTTTTACCACCACCTGGTAATTTAATTTGTTGACCAGTTTCTGGATCTGTTATTGTAAGACCGTTACCAATCATAGCAAATGGAACTGCTAATGAACCGACCATAGTTACTGTATTTTCAATAACTGTTTTCCAAATATCTCCAGATAGTGTTTCATATCCTGTAGCATTACCTTCTTTATCAAACCCTGTTGGGAATTTAAGATTTGCCATGTTTTGAACACCTTTAGCAATACCAGTTAATGCAGCTCCCATACCATGTACAGAAGAAATACCCATAGCTACTGGATTACTACCACCTAAGCCGAAGAAACCACCTCCACCACCAGTGAATTTAATTTCTGTGTCTTTCCCAGTCATTGGATCCTTAACAGTAAGCGTTCCACCTCCACCTATTAAATTAAAAGGAACTGCTAATGAACCGACCATAAACGCTATATTTTCAGCTAGCGTAGGTAAATCAGCCTTCTCAGATATTTTTTGGAATTTATTAATACCTATACCAATTGATATTAATGCTAAACCTGCGGTTAACATTGCTGCTGATCCTAATAATATACCAGCTGCTTCCCATGGCCACATATTGAAACTATCTCCAATTTGACTCATTAGTACGCCTAAATTTGTCCCATCACCAGATGGGTGTTGTGCTAATAGTTTTTTAGATTTATCCATTGCTGCGCCCATGGCTGCAACACCACCTGCAACAGTGATCAATGCAACACCAGAAACTAACATTGCCGCGGCACCTGCCAATATAAACGGAGATGCTAAACCAAGTAAACCGAATTCTACGGCTATCATCGCTACTAAAGCACCTATTTGACCGATAAGTTCCCAACCTCCTTTTTCAAGTGGCTTTTGGATCATTCTTACTGCAAGCGCTATTAATATTATAGACACACCTGCTAAAATCATTGCGATAGCACCTTGTTGAATTAAACTAGCTCCTAAACCTATAACTACGAATGCAGCTGCTATTCCTGCTACTACTAAAAGAGGCATAAATGATTCGAGTGTCATTTCTCCAGGTGGAATTAATGCATTTAAGATTAGAAATGCTAATGCTACAACTACTATCGCCAATGAAGCCCATAATAGAGCTTTAGCACCTGTCATGATTGGTTTTTGGAACACCCCTATTATTGCAAATGTTACACCAATAATTGCTAACATTTTAATAGCTGCCCAAATTGTTTCCATATCTGGAATTAAATACTTAAATATTGCGAATGCAAGACCTAAACCAACAATGGCGATACCTGCCATGGCAATTGCCATAATACCTTCTCGCATGCTTTTGTCAACTCCCATCTTATCTAGCATCCAGAACATTAATCCCATTACTAATATAATACCTAGTGCCCATATAGCACCTTTCATTGCTTGTGGCATTATTAATTGAACTAATGCGAATGAAACAGCCATGGCTAATATACCAAGACCCAATAACATCATTCCCGTTCCAAATTCTTTTAATCTTTTACCGTCTAGGATACCTAACATCTCAAGCACCTTTAGAGTTATACCTATTATACCTAACATAATAGCAACCCCTACAGCTCCTTTAATTGCAGGTCCTATAAATAAAGATATTAAAGCCAGTGATCCAGCAAAAACTAAAAGGGCTAAACCTACTTTTTTAAGCTGTGCTAATGCCTTTAACTTCTTTTTATCTAGTATTTTGGCCACTAACATCACTGCACCAATTGTCGCAAAAAGAGCTATCGCTATTAAGGGCGATGCCATTGCTGTTATTATTAAAAGTGGAATTGAAAGTGCCATATACCCCGCGAATGCGAATATAGACTTACCGACTGCCCCTAGTTTTGATAAAGCGCCAGCAATGCTTTCCATTTGCTTAGCCTTTTTCTCACCGTCAGGTCCTAATTTGTTAAGTGCTTCAACTATGTAACCTAAACCTGTACCTATTGGTTTTAGTGTAGGTGCCATGATAGCCATGGCCATAGCTTCTTTAATACTTGTCTTATTACCTCCGCCTCCAGATTTACCGGAAGCCATATCCTCTAATACTGTTACTAGAGCGTCGATTCTAGAATACAAATCTCCACCTACTGAAACTGCCGCAGCAGTTACTTTAGCTGATTCATTGAGTTCTTCAATCGCCTTGCTCTGCGCCCCCATTCTATCGAAGGCGTTTTTCATGAAATTTAAATTCAAGTTTTAGAGAAATATTTTTTAAGTATGTGGTGTGCTGATCGTTAGACCAGCACACCGTCTCTCATACTATATATCTTTACAATTTCGGCATCTTAAACGAAGGTGCTTTCATTGATGGAACTTTGGGCATCTTAGGAGAGGACTGCGATCTCATAGCGGCCGATTGTTTCTCCTGTTGTTCTTGTTGTTCCGATGTTTGTTTATTCTTAGCCTTAATGTACTCTTGAAGATTTTGAACATAATACCAATATTCATAGTAGTACATTTCTTCAATCTCCGAGGGCTGCATTCTAAGATGTATACCCAGGTAGAACTTAGTCTTAAAGTAGTTCTGCAGAGAGATCTGAAATAATGAAAAGACTTTTGATGCCACCTGGGAAGTCAAGAGGGGCCGTTGCGATCTCCCCATCGATTTCTGTTTCAAGTGTTGTTTGTACACCAATTCTCATTTTTTCTGCTAATCTATAAACGATCATGTATTTTCTATCATCCCAACCTTTATAATCAACTTCTAATTGAAATATCTTAGGAAGTGATAAAGATCTCCAATCACCAACAATATATGGTAAAACTTGAATAAATGCTTTATCCATTTCGATCTCTTTTTCTTGACGATCTTTTAAGTAAGCAGTTACTTCTTCCATTACACCAATTGTAGGTGGTTTCATTCTGATTTCACCAGCTGATCTAGTTTGGATTGTGTAGATTCTTTCTCCAGAATTGTAATATTTTTCAATTTCTGGTTCAATCACAGTAGGTACTAAGTTTTTAGTTGCTAATTCAATTTCAACTGTCTTTTTACCTTTTTTAGTTTTACCCTTTAGGATTAACTTATTTTCAGGTTCTGGGAAAGTTAAGTCTCTAATACTCAAAAGAAGTACAATTCTGTCTTCTTCTAAAATATCTTTGTAAGATAATCTTCTATCACCTGACATGATTTTAGCACAAGATTCTACAATAGCGTTTAGCTTTTCTTCCATGTCGATATAATTGTTATCGTCCATTGTAGAGAAATGTCTAATCTCTGCTGCCTTTGCAGATCTAATCTTAATAATAGTATCTGCTGGATAGAATTTACCCTTTGAAGGCAAATTATCTAAATTCTCAACATGCCATCCTAATAGATCATCAGAAGGTGCAGCTTTTGGTGGGTTAAATGAACCCATATTAACTTTACCTAATCCTTGACTATCGATTACGGCTTCCATGTTAGAAACTTCTTCTGTGTTTTCTGGAACAGAAGATTGATTAATAGCGTCCTTTGACTCTAGAGCCCTTTTAGCCGCTTCTTCTTTTTTGTTTAATTCGTCACTCATATTATTTGTCTTTTAGGTTTTTAAGTGTTTGTTTTAAAATTGATTTTTGATCGGGTGTTTTTAAAGATAACTCTTTTTGAATAAGATCTCGTATCCATGCACTTACTGATACTGGGCGAGTTTCTGTTTCTAATGCTTCATTTAAAATAACCCGATTAACCTCTCGTACTTCGGCTTCTGTTAGAAGCACTTGGAGTTTTTTGGTTAATTTATTGTTATTCATAATATTTTGATATGTTAATAATATAATATATTTTCTGTGCAAAATAAAAGGAGAAGATACAGAAGCATCCTCTCCTTTAAATTTATCTTAGTTTAGTTCTTCAGCCCAAACATCAGCTCTCCAAGTGATCTCTAATGTTTGTGGATCAGCAGTTTCATAGTTTAATTCACCTGTGAAACCAACTCCAGAAGTAATGAAACAATCATCAAGTGTTACCTTTCTGTAAATATCTCCTTCTCTGTTGAATTGTACGATTACAATTGTACCTACGTAATTCTTTTTAAGACCCATTTCACCAGTTTCTGGATTATATTGAGATCTGTACCATTGTCTTATAGTCTTGTATAAGTAAGCTTGGTTAGAATCGTTTAGGTTTAATGTAAAGTTAACTGTTACGTCAATCGCAGTTCCGTCAGGCATACCAGCAAATGATCTGGTAGCAAACTTGTACTTTTGTTCAACCGCAGCTACTTCCCTGTGTAGAGTGTCAAGTCCTGAGATAGAGTTAATGTGCTGTAATAACATTCCTTGTCCTGTTACACCGTCTGGTGGTAAGATTGTTACTTCGAACAGGTTAGCCTGTACAGCTTCAAAATTTCTACCTTTCTTTTGAGTTTGATCCTCTGAATAATGTGGTAAAGCCATAATTTTTATCTTTGTTTATTTTATATATCTAGTTTTCTTATGCAAAGTTACCTGTTGCGATTTCTCCTGTATTCAAGATTGTTACTCTCGATACTAAGATTTCAAGACCTTTAACTGGCTCAACGTAAGTATCTAAAATACCCATGTTGTTGTCAATAACTTCGTTAGTGTTGTTAGTTCCGTCCATGATGTTTCTGTAATCGTAAACACCTTGATCTTTCTTAACTGACTCCATGAAGTTGTCTGCTAAAGTTTTAATCTCTAATCTAGTTTGAGCAGTATTAAACTCGAACAAGTAGTTCTTCAATATCTCAGCTAAACCATCTTCGATGTAGATCATTGCTTCTCTAACGTGCGCAGAAGATAATGCTGATTGAATTCCTTGTTGTGCAGTTTTGTTACCTTTGATTGTAAGACCAACGCCTCTTTCGAATACGATTGGGTTGTAACCAAATGGCTCAAGTACATCTCTGTCATTCTTATCGAATGCAAATTCAACACTTTGTACACCTGTACCACCAACAACACCTCTTCTTGGTCCTGCGATGATTGACCATGGTAAAGCACTTGTATACTTATCAATGTAGTTGTTAGATACGTAACCTGCTGGTGGAATTACCAACGTTTTACCGTTCTCAAGTACATTTAAACCAGGACCATAGTAGAATCCGTAGTTAGCACCTTCGTTGATTGAAGGTAGTGTATACAATAATGATGGATTTAAATCTAAATTACCACCAGTTGCTATCGTGTTAACATCAAATGCTCCAGATAAAGTATTTAAGAATGAAGGATTTGTTGATTTCTTCAATTCTTTTACCATTGGTGCATTTAGGATAGCTGATGCGTTTTGTCTTTCTTTACAAAGAAGTGTTAATTCTTCTTTATTTAAGATAGTACCATCTTCTAATGATCCAAAAGTATCAACAACATATCTAAATGTAATGTTATCTTTGTCTACTAATGCATTACCTAAACCAGTACCTGGCTTAATTGCTGCCATTAATTCTGCAATTTTCTTAGGCGTATGTGTTGCGCCATTTAATGGGAACATTGTATAAAGTTCAGTAGATTCTTCGTATCTCTTAAGAGCATGTCCAGGTCTTTCGTTCTCAACATCTCTATGAACTTGGAATTCATATTTAGTAGTTGTACCATCTACAACTTTTACTTTTCTTTGAATTTTAGCTAAGTTTCCGCTTTTAGTAGGAATGTACATTCCAACCTTAACGTCTGCCCAGTTAAATGGATCTAGTTCTGTACCAGTGTAAGAGTAAATAATTTTACCTGCACCCATATCATCAAAGCTCCATCCTGAACCAACGTTTGGTAATAATACCGCTCTGTCGTTAGGATCAACCACAGATACTAATGCCGTTTCGGTTGCTTTTCTAACTGAAGCTTGTAATGTAGTAATACCTGTTAAGCCGTTGAAAGATGCAGAGAATGCTTCTCCACCTGCAGGTGCGATTCTAATTTGATCTCCGTCTTGACCATAATTAACATCAACTGCTGAAATAGCAACAAATTCACCATTAGATGCACTTGGTAAGAAGTTTCCTTCTAATACTTGACCTTGTGTCCATGCGTTACTTGATATGATAAGAGAACCATCAACATCAACTGTAATATCTACGCCTGTTACCCATGTAGCCGGTGCAACATTTGCAGCGTCACTGTCATATGCTTCATATTCAACTTTGTCAAAAGTACCTTCTTCAGTTTTAATAGTAGAACCTATAATGTTGCCAGATCCGTCTACTCTGTTTTCAACAGATGAGATTTGTAACCATTCTCCTGAAACTGATGAGTTTAAGAATTTACCAGGTACAACTGGAGTTGATAATAGTGCTAAATCTGCAGCAGATAAATCAGCTACTTCTAATTCATTACCATCAACAATCATTACTTTACCAAATTCAACGTCATCTGATGTTACAGTTTGGTCAACTCTGTGTGAAAGTACTTGATAATCTTGGTAGATATTAAAGTTTTTACCTACTAGATCGATTCTTTCTAATGCTTCTTCATTAATTGCACAGAATAAACCAGTTCTTCTAGCTTCAAGATTAATTAAAGTCTCAATGTATAATTGACGACCTTCATTATCCATAAAGTCAGGAATAAGTGATCCAGTGTATTGTGCTAATAAAGTAACTTCTCTTAGTGCAGCAAATTTTGAAAGCTCAGATCTTTTAAGACCGCTTTGTTCAAACATTTCACCATATGTTGGGTCATTGTTTAATGTAGCTGCATCAAACTTACCTTTGAAGATCATTACATCTACCATGTAGTCAGATACGTATTCTAATTCTTCGATTCCTTCTGGAATGTTAGCTTCTCCGTACCATTCTCTTGCTGTTAAGTTAAAACCTTCAGTGTTAGCAGCTTGTCTAATAATGATAGTAATAGGATCTTGCTTGATATTTACAAATGAAATTGCGTTATCAGAAGTCTCTTCTTCATTATTTGCAGCAGCTAATAATTTATAGTCAGCTGGATTCCAGAATTTATCTGTATCGAAAACTGCACTATATTGTGCTTCTAAGTTTATTGCCGTTCCACCTTCTTGACCAGAATTAGTTGAAGGAGATACAATTGCTACTTTGTCAGCTGCGTCTGCTTCAGTTAAGTTTAATGCCAAGATTGGGCCTCTTGATAGAGTTTCGATTGCAGATCTGTGGAAAAACATTCCTTTCTTTTCTAAAGACTTATCTACACCGCCAAAAACTTGTGTGAACTGTTCAACATCTTCGATGAATACTGGAGTATTGTAAGGACCTTTTTTAGATCTACCTACAACTAATCTAATAGTTTCAGCTGGAATGTTAACAGTCTGTGATTTGTCAAACTCTAGACGATATACGCCTGAGCTTTTGAACTGTTGTAATTGAGGACTTAATGCCATAATTTTTCTAGTTTATTTTTTTGTTCTTTTATTATATATCCGTTTCCGTTTAGTAAATTTATTTAAGCAGATCATAAATGTCAAACTGTAAATCCCCTTGCTCAGAGTTATCTTTAAATAAGATCCTTTCCATTGCATCGTGGACATCAGGGTCAATGACATCTAAGAGTTCCTCAATATAATCTGCATAGTCTGTAGTATTAAAAAATTCTGTTCCAGTAATCGCTGTCATAATGGTATCGTCATTTCCCATTTGAGCTCCGTAACTTCCATTTCTTAATGTACCAAACAAACTAGCTTCTACTATCGTTGATTCATCTGTCAAATCTAATCTATTTATCTTGTATAATTTTGCAAAATTCTGACAAAATATTGCTTTATTATCTGTTTTTAATTTTATTCCTGGTTTTAGTGTTTTACTATCATGCCTGTGTTTAAATCTAACAATCATCTCTTCATCAAAATCGTTTCTTTGCGGAAACACAGTTCCTAAGTATTGGAAAAGTACAGTACCATATGTGTTGTATTCTACTACCATCTTAACATTCTCTGGATTGAAAATATCAACACTTAGCGTATATAGTATTTTAGCAAAATCTTCAATAACGTGTTCGTTAGACCTAAAGACTGCAACTTGTTTAAATTTAAAGAAATCATACATCGCTCCAGGATTTACAACGTTTTGTATTTCTTGTTCATTCATGTGATCTATTTTAAAAATATTAATCACTGAATAATCCCCTCCATTTCCTTCTGCTATATCTACTGAAAATAACCAAAAATTACCGCCATCTTTACATGTTTCAATATCAAAGTCAGGGTCCCATGTTAAATAGTCTTTTACATCAATACTAATGTAATCAAATTGATCAAACTCGTTATGAATATATTTTTTCATACGCTTACGCATTTTCTTCATATCGACAGGATCTAAAAGAAGGTTTGAAGACGAAACAAATTCATTTCCATATTGTTTATTAAATGCTTCAATAGTACCTAAATTTGCCAGCTCTCTTTCATACCAAGCGTCATCTCTGTCGGGGTGTTCCCACCAATCAATACGCATTGCATGGTATTCGTTATCACCTCGTTCTGCAGCGGCATAAATATTATAAAATTTATTAAATCCGTTTGGTGTAGAAGTAATAGTAATTCTAGAAACTTTAGAAGACGATAGCGTTGGATATACATTTTCATAAAAAGTATCGGCTATCGATGGGTGAATGTGGGCAAACTCATCTAAGTATAGGTTGTGAATTGTAAAACCAATACCTGATTTTGCTGTAGTTGATTGTCCTATTAATCGACAACCATTATCACATCTCACATTCATCACGTCATATTTGATAATACCAGGCTTCATGAAGAATGGTAAATTTTCAACTACAACTTTTGCTTTATCTATAATTTCCTTTGTTGAGTCAGATTTATTAGCTAATAAAAGTGTATTTTTGTCTGTGTTAAAAGTAACATACCACGCATTAAATATTGATGCAGTTACTGTTTTACCCATTTGTCGAGATGCAAGAACAATGTTAAATCTTTCATTTTGAAAGTTTCTCAACATTCTTTTTTGATATTCTCTAAGTTTTACTTGTTGAATACCATCATCTGTCATTACTACTGCATATTTTTCTGCAAAGTAAACGATGTCTTGAGCACATCTAGCTAATTCAGTAATTTCTTCATCTGTGTATTCAAATACAATATTACCTTTACGTAGAAACTGTTTACCTTCATAAAATGGCATTGCAACCTTTGGCCTGTACCCTTGATCAAGCGCAAGCATAAGATCGTCTACTTGTTTAGTAGACCAAACAATCCTATCAGAAGCTGCTTGTGCAGTGTCTTCTTTTGGTATCCATTTATTGTCTCCTACGTAATCGCTCATTATTCTTCGTCAGACTCTTCTATATCGACGTCTTCTATATCTTCTTCTTTTGTTTGATTAATACCTGCTTGAATTGCAGCCATTAGATCTTTTGTACCCCTTTGTACATTTCTTTCTGATGAATCTCCACCGGCTGCTTCAATTTCTGCAACATCATCTCTTTTTCTATAAATCTCAATATCTCTGGCTATTCTTTTAGTAGATTCTTCTGCAGCCATTAAATACATGGTCTGAGATTTAATAATATCTAACATTGATTTCTGTAGAGTTGCAAGTACTTCGAACATTCTTGGTGCCAATTCTCCAGAATCTATAGTTTCTAATAGTGTTGTAAGTGCTCTTTCGCCTGCCTGTAGTTGATAGATCAATGACGACATTGTCATTTCATCCATTTTCTTTTTTGCTTGAATATATTCGTCCTTTTCAATAATATCTGCATCGAGATAAAATTTCATCAGGGACGTAATAGTTTTTGTTGCTTTTTTAGCAGCACTTGATTTTAATTCGGTATAATTTACAGGAGCTAAACTAGTTTCTCTCTGTATCATTGGTAAATCGGTCGGATCTGTTTCTACGTCCATTTGATTTTCACCTATTAAAGCATCTAATTCTTTTCTGATTTCATCAGCTTGATCCGAAATGCTTTTCTTTTTGTCTTCGCTCATATTATTATATTATAATCTATATATCTAATAAACCATTGTAACAAATATTTGTTACTAATTTATCTAGCTTGATTGTAGCGTCTTAATTGAATAGAAGGTATTGCATTGTCGATAATATGTGCATATTGATTATCTCTAACGACATACTGTTGTAAAAGATTAATATGTTGTTCATCTCCAATAACTTTATTAAATAACCTTATGTTTGTTATTTCATGTGGACCTGGCATCAGAGACCATCTGTCAGGCGTTGTCCAACCATATGGGGTAATACTATCTAGTTTTTCTGATAATACTGAAGTCAATGTATCCTGTATTGATTGGCCGTTTTGCCAATTGCTCATAGGATCTAATCTATAAACATCAACACTTAGCCCGAAATAAGTATTACTTAAATTAAATACAACACCATACCATACATTGTGTTCTAATTCAGAATTGTAATTAAATGTATGTGTATCGTTGTTTAACTTTATTGTAATTGAATCTTTAGAAGTTTCTAAGCTTAATCCCTTAGATCCTGTTCTACCCTTTACTAAGTTTATATTTGGATTAATTGAAGTAAATGATTTATCACCAGGTCTAAACCAAAGTGTCATTGCTAGATTTTTATCAACTGCTAATTGTGATTTTTTTACATATTGTAATGCTTCAACACCAACATCTTTAATACTAGACATATCATAACAGTTTTTGGCTACGATTGTCCACTGATTTCTAATTTCAGTATCTTTGATAGTTAAATCATTATGTATTTTATATCTAGTGCCATCATTAACTTCACTAAAAACTGTTTTATATTGTTCTGGTTTAGTTACCTTTGCATATTCTTCTTGTAACTCTTCACCAAATACCTCTTCTATTCCCGTAACTAAATCATCTACCTCTTGTTCAATTGCAGTATCGGTATGTATAGAGCTTGTTCTTTCTTCGTATTTAGTTAGCATTACTCTCCAATACGTCATATCCATATTGAATTCATCTGCGAAAGAAACCGTACGTACTTCGTACATCCTATTCATTAGTGGGAAATATAAGTAATCTCTAGATCTAGGACTTGGTCCTAAACCAAATGCCGCTTTAAATTGGCCTTGCGTAATATGCACCTCAAAGTCTTCAAACCCCATTCCAAAAATATCATATTGAAATTCTTGGGTAGGCATTGCATTGTCTGGCACCATTATTTTAAGTTCCGCGTTTTCTGTTACATTATACAGCGAATATTCCATTAACACCACATCACTCGACCTTTTGTCAGGTTCTACTCTAAAGTATTTTACTGGGTGACCCCACATTTCTGAAGATAATTCACTTATATCTCTATAAGTATCAACTGGCCTCTGTAAATTATATGGATCATATAACGGTGCATCACAGTCTATAACAATATTAGCACATCCACTCATTGACCATGCGTCATCACAATCCCCACAAAATTGTGGACAACTTTCTATTACACCGTTCTCAGAAAGTAATTCAAATGTAACACTTAATAATGTTATTGTGTTGTAGTCACTTAATCTATTAACCTCTGCTTTAACGTCTAACCAAAGCGGCTTTGTAGGATCAAATGTTTGGCCTAATAAATCATTAGGTCCAGTACCCATATTTAATACCCTAGATGGAGACATTTGTCCACCATCTGTACTAGGACCATTTTGAGACCATCTATATGAATATTCAAAATGATTATTAGAATCTGGTTTTTTATAGAATTTGATTCCTGTAGTTGAAATCGGAGCTCCTTCTAAAATAGTAAACTCGTTAGGGCTAATTATAGCATCAACAGTAACTGTATAATTAGAAATCAATATTTTTTCACCTGGAACTAAATCTAAGTTAGTGTCTATTCCTGTGATATTGAAACCGCCAAGAGACATAGATAAAAGTCCAACAGTATTTGGTGTAGAAACACCCGTAGTAACATTCCAGCCCGTAACTTTAGTAATATCCTCATAAGGATCTACAAGTTTAGCGAACATAAAGTCACCGATTTGATTTGCTGTAAAATTAGTTACCATTAACGATTAAAGTCTACGACCTATTTTTATTTATATATCTGATTTTTTGTCAGCTATTAAAAGCATCTCTGGGTCATCAGATTCGTATACCTCTACTCGTTGAATGATTGCGTTGATTATGTTATAAACTTCAGTGGTATTATTCTCTGATAAGAATAAATCTAATGTAGATAAAAACTTTCTAACTCTCATGACCATAAAATGATCTTCAGGTCCCAATAGATTAGCCCTTCTTAGAATCATTCCTGCTACATCAGCTTCGTGTTCATTAAAAATATCAAATAGTCTAATACTACCTCTAAGTGTTTTTGTACTAAATTTAATAGTTTTTATTTGATCGATATTGACGATTCTACTATAACTAGAATTAGTGTTAAGTGTAAATTTAACCCACATCAAATTAGACATCGTATCTAATATTTGATTTATAAAGTAAATAGATGTGGCTTCTTTATGAATGGCAACATCACTTATTGCTTTAAACCTAGATATTTCAGATTTAAATGCATTGTAAATTATTTTTCTAAGATCGTCTACTGAAAGCAACATAGTGTTGTCCCCTAAAGTTTTAGCGGTAGAAAATCTAGAGATTATTCCCCACAATCTTAGATCAATAGAATTATATTTATGTAATGTAATATCTATTACCTCTGAAAAATTATCTCTATTTCCTGTAGACATCGACCTGGGCTTCTATTTTTTTTAAATCAGAATAAAGTTCTTCTTTTGCAAAAACTTTAAGTTCATTAAACTCTCTCATTCCTATCTCGTTTTTATTAAGATATATTTGAATAGATTGTTCTGTTGGAATATATTTATCAGCTTTATTTTTTGTGGCCGATTTCTTGGTTTTTGTATAAAACCACCCTGGTACAGATTTAAATCTTTGAGCTACCATTGCCCAAGATTCTACAACATTAGCACCACTAATTCCATTAACGTTAAACAACTGAGCATTCGCTGGATATTTAATAGCCATAAAACGATTGATCATAAAATGATGGCGTTTTTTGTTGTGATTTTTTATTTTATCGTATTGACTTTTTTTCGTAAACATTATCTTTACGAAGTCAAATAATTTAGTTTCGTCTAGCATACTTATTATATGTTATTAGGTAAGAAAGTTTACCCTATAAGTGTATTAAATGCATGTTGATATGCATCTACTTTTGAAAAATCATGGAGCATTTCTATTTTGTTAGCTAGCTCAATAACTTCTGGCTTTAGATTATGTGCATTTGCTTCTGCTAATATTTCTTCTATTTGAATATAATCAGTCAGTGTCATATTAAAATAACTTTTTAGTTGGATCCTTAGTTACTTTTTTAGTTTTCTTACCTACCAATTTCATAGGCTTTCTTTTAGGTTTGCTATCTTCTTTTGGAATGTCCATACCTGCAAATGCATCGGGAGCAAAACTATTTTCTTTATCCAACCATCCAGTGCCTTCTAATATTTTATCCATTTCCATAATAGAATCCTTATTCTCGATTGCACCTTCCCAATCCTTTTCAATAGAATCATAGATAGCACGTTGTATTGCATCTGGTATAGTTTTATTATGCAATAACATCAGTGCAATATTCGTTGACAGTGCTACTTTAATGAGTGTGGGCGTACTATGACCAACTACACGATAAATTATATCAGATAGCTTATCTTTGTATTCAGAAGAGAACAGGTGATCTATAATAAAATTGTCGTATTCTTTAATAAACTGATCATATATGGTGTCAGCATGTTTCATTGTTAAAGAATAATTACGAAGCTTACCTGTCTTCATTTCTTTTTGCCATGTAACACATGCAGGAATATTATCTGATTTGTCGCCCGTTAAGATCTTCTTAAGAATAAACTCGTCACAATCTATTTCCTCAATAGAGATCTTATTGGCAGTAATCCAATTCGTAATGTCACCTTGATAATTATCTCTAAGCATCGTTTGACCGCCCATGTTGAATAACATATCGTCGTTTGATAGATCTGCAGCGGCAGAGGTTGCCATATCTTCTGCAAAACCTTTATATGCATACAATTGCTTTCGTGTATTATAGTACCACAATGTGTGTGCATCATTAGTATTTGAATAGTTTACTAATTGAATAAGATCTTTATCACCAGACCATACAATACATGATTTGCCACGTGCATTAAGCATTGTTGACCATCCAAAAATTACGTCATCTGCTTCTGCGCCTTGGATCTGGTGTACTGTTACACCTTTTTTGGCTACAATCTTTTGAAATTCTTCATAGACTCCGTAGACTGCAGTCCAATCCACATCTGAACTTTGCTTTCTAGTACCTTTGTAATCTGCTTCAGGATATAAGTCCTTACGCCATGATTTAGAATCAACTGTTAATACAACATCATCTACAAACATTTTTAGTTTACGCATCTCTGATGCAAAATCAATAGCAAGCTTTCTCATAAACTGAGACTTTTGCTTATCATCGCCTAGCAATGGCACTCCATTTTTAGGTTTCGGTAGGACGAATAGTCTACTGAATACAAAATAATTACCGTCGATTAATAGTGTGTGTTTTCCCACTTTCATATCTTTATTTGTTTTATCTTATTGCTAATATACCAAAAATATTTGACAATAAAAAATTTATACTAACTTATTTTTTAAGAGTTAACAATAGATTGTATTTCATACACACAACTTAACATTGTAATCACTGGATCAATAACATGTACTCGTTGCGCTTGGTGTTTTGCAACAGTAATGATAATTTGAGGGATGTGTTTAATATGTTGTAATTTCTCTTGTTGTATATATTCAACAAATTCTTCACCTAAAGTTTGTAATATGTCATCTACCTTATTACCATAATTACTAACTAGAAGTTGATAATTCTTAGCTGGATCTGTTTCATTAAATATAAGTTCAAATACATCTTTGTAAACAGAATTAAATTTCTTAACATCTTCTACTGTAATATTAGTAGTTCCTTGTGTTTTATAGCCCTGTAACTTATTTAGAGTTGATCTTAAATCTGGAAAATTACGTCTAACAAATTCAACCAATGCTGGTTTTTCAATTGTCATACCTTCATCACCACATATCTGGTATACTCGCTTAATATACTTCTTTGTCAATTCTGATTCTTCTTCTTTATCAAAGTCAAAATTAATAACTTCAAATCTTGAAAGAATTGGATCTGGTAGCTTGTTAATGTAATTACATGTTGCAATAAATCTAGAATTACTAGCAAATTGTTCCATTGTTGCACGCAAAGCTTTAAAGAATTGATCTGATACTCCATCAACCTCATCTAGTATTACTACTTTGAACATTCCAGGTGCATCCATAATAGACACAGTTGAACAGAAATCTATAATCTTAGTTCTAATAACATCAACTGAAGTATCAGTAGACGCATTAATATAAAGATATGGTAGCTTAAACTGATTAACAATTGCTTTTGCACATGAAGTTTTACCAGTTCCTGGTGAACCCGATAACAACATGTTTTGGACTAATCCATCTTTAAATTTTGCCATGACTCTATCTGGCAAAATCAAATCATCTAAATTTTTTGGACGATACTTCTCTGTAAAGAGTTGATTTATTGACTGCATATAATATGTTTTGGTAATTATACACACACAAGGCGTTAAAGTTTCAAAGATAAATATAATATATGGCTAGAAAGGTTGACATACAAATAATAAGAACAAATGGTCCAAATCCTAGGAATAG